GCAGTCGAGCCAGTAACATTGGTAGTACGCACTGTGTTCCTTAATTTGGAACCCATACGCTGATACGCCATGTGTACTTCTGTCTCGAACTGTTTGATAAAGGCTTGATCGATTGTATTAGCCATTTTTTCAGTCCTAAATTGAAGTTTCTGGTTACCACGAGTGTCCGTTTTTCGACTTCAGCTTGGGTATCCTTTCGGGCCAATCAGTGTATTACGGGTCGTTGTGGTTCATCATAAACACAATTTTTATCTAAATTACAATAAATAAATTCATAATACTTATTTTCACCAACTGTAAAAACGCCAACAGTTTCAAAACCAAGCCATGTTGCCCACTTAATCATGCCCTCGTAATCGCCAAGAATAGTCATACTTAGTCTAGGATGATAGCCAGTTAGATACTCAAGAAGCATTTTTGATCCTCTAACAAGAAGCATATAGTTTTCAAAGGCTTGATCTGAAAACATTGCAAACATTTGAGGAGTATCTTGGTCTTCATTAAAAGGCCGCCTGTCATAATGATCGGGCCGCCTTCTCTTTTAACTACATATGCTTGAGCTTCGTGATACATCTTGGTTAATGCTTCATTAATTGAAGGATAACCTAATAATATTAGCTCTCGCCTGTTTTCTTTAGAAAGATTATTTTCAATTTCTTCAATGTGATAAGAATGTAAACAGGTTAAATAAAAATCACCTCTTTTAAGTATTCTTGGCTCACTTGTAGATCTGTTGATATCCTTCTGTGACTTGTTTAACAAAGTGTGGGTCTCTCTCTTTCCAGTATCTTGGGTCATTCATCATCTCCCTCAATTCTTGTTCAGTTGGACCAGCAACAGGTTGACCGCTATCAGAAAACGAACCATCTTTCATTTTCTCCATAATGGTTTCCATAACCATTACACCATCAGCAGTTTGAAATAATCTTTCTATTGCTGGCAACTGTTCTTCTGAAAACATTTTGTGAGCAAACATTGATGCAGCTTCTATTCTGGCATTTGCATTATCGCCAAGTTTAGCCTCTTCTGCATCTATATCAGGAGCATTTTTCATCATTGCTTCGGCATACATGTTTATACCTTTTTCAAATTCTTCCTGACTAAATCCATTTTCAAAAGAATGATTTGCCCACCATTGAAACAATTCATTATCGGTAGCAGATTCAGAATCAATATTTTCTGGTATCTGGTAATCGCCAACCGTTTCGGGTCTTTCACTAAATGCTTCGTTTTGTATTTCTTCTATAATACTATTACGAATATCTTCTTCTTTAGTGCCTAGCTTAGACTCAAGTTCTTTATAAGCCTTAGCTAAATCCTCACCAGAGTTATATTTTTCTGGCAACCATTCTGGTCGATCACTTGTTGTTTCTGCTTCTTGAACATCAGCTTCTGTTACAAAATCTCGCCCATCAGCTTGTGCTACTTCAACTGCTTCTTCCGTACTCATTTGTTTTTACTCCTATGTGCATGTTGAATCCTTTGTTCGAGGAGGCCAACAATATATCTTTGCCCCTCAATATGACGTAATTGTTCTGTAGAAACATTAGGGCCATGAACCAATTCAATAGTTATTGATCTTAAATATTTAATTACTTCAGCACCTGTTGGTGTTTTAAATACTTCGGCAACATTTTGACTTATTTGCCGTTCTGTTTGTTCATTACGTTGAACCCCATCTATCCCTAAAGATGGTAGTTTTTTAGTTTGCAACTTGCCCTCCCTGATCTTCCATTTGACTTTGTTGTTCTTGTGCAGCTATTTGTTGCATCATCTGAGTTATTTGTTGTCTCTGTTCTTCATCTCTTACCAAACTATCAGGAACGCTAAACTTTTTAGCTAAATAAACAGCAACCTCTTCTGGATCAATAATAACAGGGGTTAGCTGTGGACCAAAGGTAGTTTGAACCATTTCTAAAAAACGACCTACAGTAGCTATGTCTTGATTGTTTTGTGCTTGCGCTAATGGAGAAACAGATCTTATCTTTACTTCCCTTCCATTTACAGTTGGTATTTCAATACGCCCTTGTTTCTTAAGAATATAAATTACTCTTTGTAAAACAGGTTGAACTAATTCAGCTTGTAGTCTTCCAAATGCTGCACCCATACGCCTAGATAAATCTGCCATTCTTTCAGCTACTTCAGTTGCTGACGCAGGTGTTTTGTTAGGGTCGCCTAACATTTGATTGTACAATGCTTCTTTAATATTTGTTCTCATTTCAGAAAGAATAAGCTGAGAAACATTAAAGTTACCTGCTGGAGTAATTGGTGTTAAACCTGCTGATCCCATAGCTTTAGGAATTATAGTTCCTGGAACAAGATTTATTGTATCTGGATTTACAACCCCATCATCTTCCATTTGATAGATTCCAGCCATTGCCATCTGAGCATTTTCTAAAATCATTTCAACAGTTATATTACACGTTTTAATAGCTGCTAATGCGTTTATTAATGGACCTCTGCCGTAAACTTCACCAGATGAAGGACTCCATCTAAAACATACAAATGGATTTGAACCTACACCGCTCATACTTTTTTCGTGCAAAAGGGTATCAGTTTTCATGCAAATAGCATAATGATAAAAAGAATCTTGATTTTTCTTACTGTAATCTCTGCAAACAATTTCAAGAACAGTTGTTTCTTTATCTGATCCCATATTGTTTTGAACTTTTTGATCGAACTCTCTATCAGGATATAAAAGTTTTAGATCATCAAAACGTATATGTTTTCTTTCTCTAAAGATGTGATCTATTTCACCGTTAGGACCAGTGTCTAAAACGACTTGAGGGAGGGGGATCGCTCGGAAATTCACTGGGTTAATTGAATCTCCTTCCTCAACGCATAGCACACCTGTCCCAACGGCAAGGTCCATAAATGATTCGTGAACCTCTTGACTAAAGTTTGAATTTTGCAAAACCTCAAAAACATAATCAGTTACTTGATCTAAGTCATTATCAATAGAGTCTTTTTGTTCTTTAGGTATTTCACTACCAGCAACAAGATCAGCCCATCGAGCAAAGTTAGGAACAATGCCAGCTTGCAATCTTGATGCAAATTCTTGAACGCCAACTACAGCAGTTTCATCAAAGATCTTTTCATCACGCCTTTGACCAGCTTCTTCATAATAAAATGATTGCCGCATTGGTAATGAATAATCATAACACTCTTCAAAAAGAGGAACCCATTGCTCACGAAAAGCCTTAGCTTTTTCGTATCGCTTTAACTTTTCTTTGGCTATTGGGTGCATTAGCTATATCTTCCTAAAAAACCTTGTGCGCCAGCATCAGCCATAAATAATGACTCTCTGCCGTATTTAGATTTTGTACTTGTAGATGAACTGCCACCTTTTCCAGTACCTTTTTTAGATTTTGCTTGTGATGCAGTTATTGCATCAGCAATATCTTCTTTTTTCTTTTGGGCTTTTTTCTGTATTTCTTCTTGTTTCTTTTCATCAGCCGCAATACGCTGTTGGGCTGCTGCTTGTTTTTCTGCTCTTGATGGTCCAAAACACATAGTTACATCCTTTGCCATAAATTTTGTTTTCGGGCTGGCATACGCCTTTTGCTAAAAACATCAAAATTTCTTGATGCTACAATCGGCATAGCAGGTTTTTGTGTATTCATCAACGCTCGCCCTTCTCCAGCACCTAACATCATATATTGGAGAGCATCGTGAATATGAGAAAACATGTTTTTATCTGGCTTGTCTGAGTACCTTTCGCCAGATACTTCCATGCGTCTATACTGATAGCCGCCCTCAAATCCTTTAACCAGTTGAGCGCAACGTCTGTCAACTAAAAATGCTGGCTTACCTTCTACCATCTTGGTTAGCTGGGAAGAGACAGCTTCAAGGCGAAGGTCAACAGAGTTGGAGGGCGCAGGGAAAGCCCTCAAGCCAGCACCGCGCAAAATATGAAAGGGAGTGGATTCATCAGTTTGCGCTCTAAAATCTCCAGCAGGATCACCAAAAATAATAACTTCTGATGCTGCGGAGAACCTTGTCGCTAGTTCCTGTCTAAGCACTTCTGCAAAACGAACTATCCCCATATCGACAGCGACAATCTCTTGTTGAATAAACCAACGTCCTCGAACCTTTTGACCAATAGTAGCTGCTGGAGTCAAACCAAAATCTAACCCAACATACACTGGCAAGTTAGCTGCTATAGGTATTTCTTCTTTTCCAACATGAACCTCAGCCGCAAACATAGGGTATATTGGCTTACCGTCTTGAATAGAGCCAAGTCTGTTCATTACATAAACATCTATCCAGCTTTTAGTCTTACCTCGTATTAAATTATTATAATAAGACTTTAACATGTTCTTTTTGTTTTCTGCTTCTGGGTTTTCTTTGTAATCTTTTATTTCCCCATCTTCATGCTTTTCTTCGAGCATTGCAGGAGGTTGTACAAAAAATTGCCAGTTATCTGGCTTTACTAACATCTTAGCCTGTTCTCTTGGAATATGATCAGGTATTGGAACTTCACCTGACATAATAGGCCACCAATGATCTTCTTCTGGTGCGTTAGTATCTGCAATTACGCCTGTCCAAGAAGGACCACCATCACGCATTGAAGGATAACGACCAACACGCATAGTACAAGCGTCAATAATAGATTTTGGAATCTCTCTTGCTTCATTTATCCATATCCCTGTTAGTTCTAAAGATAAAAGCTTTTTTACATCTTCTGGCCTATCTAATGCTAAGAAAATAACCTCTAG